TTTTGCTATTGCTTTCATTAAAAGCGGCGGGACAGCGCGGCCTATTCTTTCACACTTTCGTTTATAATTTCCCGTAAGGATAAAATCATCAGGGAAACTTGACAGCCGTTTAAGTTCAGAGACCGTCAATTCCCTATCTTCCTTTGGATGAACTAAGCCTGCGCCTTTATTGCCCTGCCTCTGGCATATTGTAGGGCATGGTCTGTCTCCCCTTATCCTTTGCAACCCAAAGTATGAACCGTTGGATTCAGGAAGAGTGTCGCCGCTTTCTCCCTCCTTTAGTTTTTTGATCATGCCATAAATTTTTGAGGTCGGCTTATATTGCGATTCTTTGATTTCTTCTTCTGAGTTAATTAAATCAGCGAATGAGTCATTTGTTGTGAAATATGTATTTTGTTGCAATGGAAACTTTGGCAGCAACCCTAGATCATTTCTAACGCCAATAAAGATTGTTCGTTGTCTAGCTTGTGGGACTCCATAGTTGACCGAGTTAAGAACTCGAAAATCAACCTTGTATCCGCAAGCCATAAGCGTTCTTATTATTGTGCTACTTTGGTCGTCAAACATATCATCTTGAAATGATCCAAGCATGGATGTCGCAACTCCCATTGTTATTCCCTTGACGTTTTCAGCAACAAAAACCTTGGGTTGCGTCTCTTTTATTAGCCTCGCATACTCATAAAATAGATCATCTGTTCTTTGCGATTTATCTGAGTATTTTTTAACCTTCCCCCAGTCATCTTCTCGATTTCCGGCTGTCGAAAATGAAGCGCAAGGAGGCGATCCATCGAATAAATCAATCTCCCCAACATTAAGCGAAACGGCATTAAGAATATCGCTTCCGCTTACCTTACGAATATCCCTTCCGTCTAGGATTGTCGTTTTGTGATTTGCTTTATAACACTCTCTTGCTGCGTCGATAAATTCATTAGCCCAAAGAACCTTAAAGTTTGCCATCTTATATCCAAGAGAAGACCCCCCACATCCGCTAAAGGTTGAAACTGCGTTGTAACCGTTCCATGCAAGATCGTTGATCTCTTGCATTGATTGAATTTTATATTTTTTATCAATAATTTCCATAATTTAAAATGATGAAGATTTAAGAGCCGCATCAAATGCCTTGATTGCATTTTTCGCTGTTGTTTTGAATTTTTCCTTTTTGTTTGATTCCAAACTCTCAAAAGCGTTTTGAGCAATAATTGATTTCATTGATCGTTCAAACTCCCTTGATCTTGATTTGCTTATTTTTTTAATCCTGCCGAATGTTAGCTTTTGATTTAATGACACCTGCTCATCTTTATATCTAGCAATCGAGTCCTTTGCATTACCAAACTTAAACCAATGCAACCCGCCATCCTGTGTTGCCTGCCACTCTATATCGGTCGTCTTCAAATATACCTCATGGTCGAAGTCGTCGAACATACATAGCTGCTTAACTCCTAAGTAGTCATCAACATGACCTGACTTTATCGCGTCAATAGCCAAAGCTTTTTGTTCTCTTGCTATTGATTGAATTGATCTCTCTACCTCGATTGCGTACGGAATCATTTGCGAAGCCCATAATGGGAATTTGTTTTTTACCTCTAATATTATTCTCTGACTCGCCTTTTCGATGATTCTAGTAAACGTCTCATCAGTTACATTAAACTCACCCTTGCATTTTCTAAGGTCGTCGGAAATATTTTCTAAAATCCTTGGTGCTCCTGATAGTCTTTCCTCGCAGTTCTGATAGGTCGTCTTTGTATTAAAATACCTAGAGTCTAAAAACAAATCTCCAAGGTGAAGTGTGAACCTGGTGTGACCGCAAATTTTGCCATCGTTTTCTTGTATGTTTATCATTTTTATTATATATAGTTAATGTTTATTGTTTCTTCCGTAAATGCCTTTCCAGCACCTCCTCGGCCTCGTCCTCGATCCAGCGCGTGGACTGAGTAACAACCTCAAGCCAAGTGCCATCGATAAGGATTTCCCAGTCCCATCTGTAGCAATCGTCTTGGTGGTTCGGCCAGCAGCGTAGCGGATAGCCTTTCCAGTGTTGCATTTGTTCATTCATCTTGGCCGGATAGGAATTGGCGAAGCGCCTTATTTTCTTTTACGAGTCGATTGTTTTCTTCTGTGAGCGACTCGATGCGAATGTTTAATAAGTCTACAAGCAATTCAAGGTCAGCCATCTGTTCTTTAACTAGTCTTGCGAGATTTAACATCTTTGTTATGCCGTCGAACATAGTCTTCGATTCTTTCTAGGTGGGTTTCCGCGAGTGCTCTCCCCTCCGGCGAGTCATCGTATGTATGCTGGTAGACTGGGAGCGGGTCGCCCCTTTCTAGGCGCAACCCTATCGGGCAATCGTTCATACAGATGACCAACCGGAGCGAGAGAGTTCCGTTCATTTCTTAAAACGGAATGTCGTCAGTTTCGTCGGCGGGTTGTGCAACATAGCCGTTGCTTTTCGCAACGATATGCTTGTCCTGTTTGGCCGCTGGCTTGCGCCGGTTGCCTAGCCATTTTGCCTTTTCATCACCGAACAACCACCGCTCAACGCAGTTGAACTGGTGATCTGGGTTGGTTTGACCTGGCTCTACGCCGATGACGCAAACTCCTTTTTCACCGATAAGGTCTTCGGCTTCGACGGTCACGTCTTCGCCTGGGACAACTGCACGCCCGATGCTGGACAGCACCTGATCAACCTTCCACGCCGCTTTCGGAGTGAAGGTTAAATGTTCCCACATTTTCGGGCCTTCAACGCCTCCTTCGAGGATGACGGCGACGTCGAGCTTGATCGTAGGGTTTCCGGCTTGGCTTGTCTTCTCGACGGCTTTAACGATCTCGACTTCGTAGGTTCCTGGCTCGACATAGTAGATGGCCGCTTGCTTAGGTTCGCTTGCTTTGTATGTTGGCATATTTTTGTTTTCTATTTTATTTTTGTTTGGCGGAGTTGTGTTGTCGGCGCTCCGGCCTTGATCGCCGTTGTATCTGGCTCCACGCCGTTGTTGGCGCAAAACTCGATATAACTCTTTTCTGACATCTTACCGCCAAGGGCGAGTATTAGTGTCTCCTTTGTGATACCTTGCGACGCCTTTGCGATAGCTTCATGCTCCACAAACTTGCGTCCGCTCATGCTGGTTAGTTTCCAGCCAGCCACCTCGTCTCCGTTTTCGAGACGGGTTTTAAGGTGACCAAGCACCGGTTCGGCGATCTCCTTTTCGGCTAACTTCCACTCCTTGGCAAATGCTCCCATGCTCTCGGCTGTTGCGAGTATTCGCTGGCGGATCGCATCGATGCTGTTGCCTGTCATGTCTGGAATGAGCGCGATGGCACTCTCAGCCTGCCGCACGATGGCGTGGCAGTTATTGTAGTGCTTGCACCAACTACAATATTCACAAGGTGTCGGCTTCGCCTCCGCGCTTGTTGCGCGGTCAATTGTGCGCTGCGTAATCTGTTTGGCCTCCTCGTAGCTAAAATCATAGCTGCGAATCATTTTTTGATCGACATATACAACGTGCGCCGTCCAACTCGTGTCGAAGTTGTCCTCCATGCAGGCCAATGCGTAGGCCGCGAGTTGCTCGCGATAGTTCCGAACTTGTCCTGTCTTGATATCTGCGACCCATTTCTCGGCTTTGCAGACTGCGTCTGCCGTGCCGAGTTTGCTAAGTCCAGGGACTGCCATCGCTAGATACTCTTCGCGAGTCTCCACGAACGAACCTTTTGCAAGACGCGTCAGTTCCTCGACGCCGTAGGCGATAGCACCGGCGTCTTCGCCAACTATTGCAACGTCATCCTGTGCCGAGATCAAGTTGCGGATCGCAACGTCTACCGCCGTGCCGCGCTCCGCAGCTGAACTCGTGCCGCCTGCGCCCTCGAAGAGAGCGCATTCTGCTAGTTTGGGCAGGGATGATGGTGAGATTTCTTTGATCATTTGTTTGCGGCCCTCCATTCGATCGCCGTGTTAACGAATTGATCGACGCGAAGCGCAACTCGGTGCAGGTATTCTGGAGCGCAGTCGCGCCACGTCTGTTCGCTTGTTAATACGCCGCGCCCGATTAGGAACTGGTTGACCGCGCCTTCATGCTCTGCGAGCCGTGCTTGCCATCCGACCATTTCGTCGGCTTCAACGATATGCTCTGGCTGTTTACTTGCAACGGCTTCGAACAAATGTGCGACCGATGCCCATTCCAGCGGGAGTTCCTCTGCGAGTCCGCTTCGCGTCTTCGCGTCGTAGGCTGCCGAATGTGTCGTCAACAAGATGCGTTCTTTGCCACCGATGCCTTTTCCCTTGCCGGAGTCCGTTGTTGAGACCTTGGTCTTGAATCGTAAAAACCAAAGCTCGTCGGCGAACTCTTTTAATAGTGGCGCCGATTGTTTGCTCAACTTTAACTCGTAGCGGTCGTAGGCTGCGAGCGCATCTGGAGCCTCAAAGCGCACGATTTTGCTGTGAGCGATAAGAACCACATTCTTACCGGCGTCAATAAGTTGATCGACGGATGACAAGAACCGGCTCATGCGCTCTGCGACCATAACCCAACCTTTACCGAAACCGAAATCCTCGATGCTGGTCTTCTTGGTGCTGGCGAGAAGGTCTTCAACGCACAGACGCTCTGCCCAATCCGCGCTGTCGATGACGATGGTTTTGTAGTCGGTCGCCTTAGCTTCTGTTAACGCATCCGTTAACTGCTTCCAGCTGTTGATCTCGCAGCGATCAACGTCAAGATGTGACGTGCCTTGCTCGATGTCGAGAAACAGCGGACGTGGGAACTTGGCCGCGAATGTTGATTTCCCTACGGATTCCACTCCGTAGATGACTACGCGCTGGGCGCGTTGTTGCTTTCCTTTTGTTATTTTCATTTTCTATTTTCCTTTTTGTTGTGCTGCGAAAACGGCCACAGCGAGTGCCGCCCAAGTGTGCGACTTAATTCCATAAGTCGGCCCTGGGGTTTTCTTTGTTCCCTGCGGCCCGATCTTGTCGATCAAGGCTTGCCTGATATTGGCGTCCTTGGCTCGCATCGTTCCGCACAGAAAAAGTTTGATATCTTTACGAAAGATCAATTCCACGTCGACTCGTGCC